AATTAAAGGATTTTCTATACTACCTTTTATATTACGTGGACACATGGGACAAGATGCTTGACATCTATTAGATATCTCAATATGCATCTTGCGTATTTCGTTAAATTTAAACATTCTTGTATCCTATAATCATCCATCGGTTATACATTGGTAATTGCAATGTTCCTTGATGTATTACTTTGATATGGCTTTGATCCCAAAATTCCCCCATAGTATCTGCTGTACGCACATGTTCGGGTATTTTGTAATTATTACTTTGAAGTACTATTAAAGTGTTATCAGGTACACCTGCTAACCACTGATCATATTGTTCTTGTGTGATATGTTCACAACTTGTATTAATGACAATATCACTTCGAAGTGGTACTGAACACATGTCTGCTGTTATAGCTTTGAACTTGCCGTCTTGCTCTTCTAGCTTGTTCATCATAGTAGCAATAGATTCGCATGTTGGATCTAGATCAATACTTTCAATATATTTAATAGGTAAATTGCTTTGGAATAGCATACTGGCTAAGGTACCTACCCAGCCGCCGTGTATTGATATAGTCGCGGGTCGATCAACAGTCCAATAATATGTTTTTTTAAGATTATCAATTAACCACTCTTTACTCTTGAGTTGTCCTGACCAAAATGCATCTAATGTACGTTGTGGATCAGTGCTTTGGCGGATGGCCTGCATCCAGAAATGTAAGTGTTCTGTATCTATTTGCATTTTGGTATCTTGCTGTCTGCAGAGCTTACGCAGTTAGGAGATGTACACCCCTGCGGTTCTGTGAACAGATTAAATCCTTCTAATGTGCCGAGAGGTTGGTCGTAGCAACTGTAGCCACGCTTAACTTCATTGCCTCTTATTATAACACTTTGATAGCCTGAATTACAAGACCAATCGGTAAACTTGTTAAATCCAAAACTATTAAAACGTTCTGCTTGGTCAAACAAATATTCAGTATCATTTTCGTATAGGGCGATTTGATACAACTCTTCTCCACGGTCTTTTTGTGGAAATCCTTCTTGCAAGACTGCGATCTGTTCAGCAGTATAACCGTTGACTATATTACTTGCAGTTGGATCACTTTGTGGTTTGAGCGTGACATTAATCCCACGTGCGGCAAATCGTTCTAATCTAGCGTAAAGTTCGTCAAACTTTTCTGGAACCATTACTTGATTAATTGTAACATGTACACCGTTACCCATTAGATATAAGATCTTATCACCGAACTCTTGCTCTCGGGCAAACTCATCGTGGAAGCTGGCTGTAATACTCCTACGTTGTAATACGTTAGTAGCATCGACCCAATTTTTCCACCATTTCGAACCCGGGCTCAAATTAGTTGTCATATGTATGCTTTGATAAGGAGTTTGGACTCCGTCATCTAAGTGTTTGACTAAGTCTAATAAATGTTTGTATGCTGTAGGTTCTCCGCCTGAAAAACTCCAGTGGAATTCGGTAAATCCATTTTGGCGAGCTTGACGTTTGATTTCATCTACTGTGTGTTTGTAGACTTCGAGTGGTTGATGATCAACTTGGTCGGTTCTAGCATAGGGCCAGCAGTAGGAACATTTATAGTTACAAAATCTACCCAAAATCCAACTTATGTTAAATAATGGACGATCGAGCATTGTTCGCTGCCCAAAACGAGTTATTTTTTCAAAGGGTATAGTAATAAATTGCATTGACATTATTTACGCTTGAGCGTATACTACTATTGTAGACGTGAGTGGAATATGGTATACCTCCTCCCTAGCGTTTGTTAGGGAGGGTCAGGGGCTTGGTCTTAGACTGCCTTTGTAGGTTCGAATCCTACCGTCTACACCAGTTTAACTAGGCACAGAAAGGCAGTGTATGAAAAAGGCATTAGTATTGTTAGTAGCAGTATCTTTTAATTGTTTTGCGTATGTTGATGAACCACTTAAAGATTTTGATACTACGCATAATATGGTCAATCGATCAAATATCGTTTGGCTGCAAGTTGCTGATGTTAACGCATCGTGTGAAAAAATGTCTCAGCAACGAGGTGGCGGTGGCTTTGGTTATGCTATGCAGGCTTGTTCGTTTTGGGACAAAACTCCACAAGGTACGACCACTTGCACAATCATCACAGGACCTACAACTAACCTAACTGTACTTGGACACGAAACACGTCACTGCTTTCAAGGAAATTTCCATTAATGGATGATAGAGATTTAGTAGAAATGATTTGGCAGACGCCTTGGATGCTGGAGAAAATCCGCACTCGACAGGACTATGCTCAAAATCTATATGCAGCATTTTGCAATATGCAATGGTGTAAGCGTGAAATGTGGGACATACTTAAAGAGGAATACTGGTCGTGCTCTTGGCGCGGTGCAGGCGGACTTGTAGCAGAGTGGCAGGGCAAGGGTGGCGATTACATGGATTGGTACTGTAGTGGCATGAGTGGCGGTTTTGGTCTAGCAGGTGGCTACGATGAAGAAACTGAGGTTGACCCCCAAGCTGAATTTATTGCCAAAAAATACGTTCCGGAAGGTACTGTGACCGATGAAATTGCACAAGATCTTGATCGGTTAGGGTGGTTTCCGATTCCACGGCCTAAAGACGATATTTAGAGTAAATAATCATATGACGCAATGGACTGCTTTTATAGAAGAGGGTGAAGACGGAGAACTATTACTTCCGCTGCCAGATGGCTTGCTCGAACTACAAGGGTGGAAAGAAGACGATATCTTAGAATGGACAGATAACGGTGACGGAAGTTGGTCTCTAACAAAAGTGAACGAATGAGTAAAGACGATTTATTAGAATTAACAGGTTTAGTAGAAGAAGTATTGCCAGGCAATATGTTTCGGGTACAAGTAGAAAACATGCCCGAATTATTACTGTGCTATATGGGTGGTAAATTAAAGCAACATAAGATTAGAATCATTGAAGGCGACTCTGTTAAATTAGAAGTTAGCACATATGATCTAAGCAAGGGTAGAATAACTTATAGGTTGTAGCAATGAACAGTGTAATGGAATCAGTTTGTACCGTTTGCAATTCCGTAAGAAGCACTAGCAAGCCAGGTATAAGTTTTCAATCACTGTTAAATAAACTCCGCAGAGAATTCCGCAAGCAAGGTTTTGATATTAAATTAAAAAGCCTTAGAGATCGCGAACTATTCGAAGACGAATTTTACGTCACAGCATGTTATGATCCAATTGAAGATCATCATCGCGCAACAGCAATAGAAATAATCATACATCATAATTTCGACAAAGCATTTGTTTGGAATGATCGAGTACACATTACCAATTTATTGATACAGATATATGATGCAACTGTACACGAGTTTAGACATCAGCGGCAGAGTCGAAAACGGCTGTATGAAGTGTTCTACGATGACAATACTTACTTAGACGACCCAGACGAAATAGATGCTTATGCTATTAGCATCGCCATAGAATTATGTCGCAGTTTGGGCAAGACTAGAGCCCTGCGTTACATGCCAAAATTTATCAGCCTCAGCAGATTAAAATTCAACGATCAGCGTGTTAGTCCTGCCCTATATTCCTACGTTAAACAGTTTGGCAATCTAGATAACCCTATAATCAAACGCCTAGCCAAAAAGGTCTACGTTCGACTACAAAAGGTTGACACAGACCACATTTTCATGTAAAATACATAGTATCATTAATCCATTCGGAGCAAGCTATGTTAGAAGATTTGACAGTACATGTTGACCCAGGTGTTCAATTCCCTAGCCAATATGTACTAGAGCTTGCATGTGCCGCACAACGAGTCAACAAAGACTACATCAAAGAAGGCGAAGCTGTTTACGATGACAAGGGCGAGTTCTTGTATATCAAAACAACTAACAAAATGATGATGTTGAATACTGTGGATCCAAAGTTTTATGTTGGTGATCTAAAGGATCGTCCTTATCCACTTAAGGTACTTGCTGAAGATAAAGAAATGGCTAATATCATTAAGAGCTATTTTCGTAAACTGATGTTTGCCGCAGTTGCAGGTGAAAGTGAGTTCCTAACCACTATTAACTCATTGCTTAATAGTGACACTGTAGGACATAAAATGTTTGGTTATGTAGCGTGTCTACCTAGTGTGTACAAACGCGACTATGCCAAATCGCAGGTTAAGAAGCAGGCTCAAAATTTAGAAGAAGCATATTTGGGTATGCCCGGAACTACAGTACACGATTTAGATTGTGAAATACTAGAATCCAGGAAGTCAAAGAACTATGATGCTTATAATATATGTGCTATAATAAACAATAAGATGGTATCTTGGTTTAGCAAATATGATATGACCGTGGGACCTTGCGTTGTAGTCAAGGCAAAGATCAAAGACCAGAGTAAACATTGGGAGCATGGTACTGCTGTGACCCGATTACATTATGTAAAGGCAGTTCAATGAATGATTGGTTAGATGGCGAGACTAAGCTAGTTAAAAATGTCTTATCCGAATCTTTGATTAGTCGAATTAATCAAGGCTATCTTATGGATAGCCTACGGACTAATTTAACTCACTGGCCACCGAATATTGTAAACAATAGCGGTCCAATTTTTTTGTATCAACTTCGTAAAGATATAGAAGAAGATGTTAAATCAGAAGTTATTAAATTATTACCAGATCATACAAAAGATTTAAAATGGAGCATGACATATACACTAGGTAGCAGATACAGCTATTTGAATTGGCATAATGATATATGGCATGAGTATTCTATTACTTTATATTTAAATGAGCACTGGGAAAGAGAATATCACGGGTACTTAATATACGAATCTCCAGACGGTCTTCGAGCAGTACTACCGGAGTATAATACAGCATTTGTATTTAGAGCACCATTACAGCATAGCACAACTATGCCTACAATTCAAGCACCGTTAAGAAAATCTATACAAATTTTTGTAAGCAAAATAGAATCAGAAGATAACAAATGACAGAACAAGAAATGCAAGAATACTTTCCAAAAGTATACCCAAAAATGTTTGTGGGCAAGTACGGTGGTATTGCTGTGGGCAAAGGATGGTTTGGTATTCTAACACAGCTATGCCAAAATATACAAAATCATATAGACTGGCAAAATACCCGTGTGCCTAATTCGTGTCCCCAAGTGACTATTGAGCAGGTTAAAGAAAAGTTTGGTTCATTACGTTTCTACTATCAGGGCGGTGATGAATACATCATGGGCCTAGTTAGCATGGCAGAAAGCATGACAGGTATCACTTGCGAAGAATGCGGTAATCCCGGGGAAACCCGACATGGCGGTTGGGTACACGTATCATGTGATGCTTGCGAAGCTAAACGTGAAGAAGCCAAACTACTTAGAGAAGGGTTTGAACAATGATTACATTAAAGCAATGGATGGAGGCTGCTAATTATAAGATCTCTGAAGGCAGTGATTACGGTTGGGAGTGTTTTGGTCCAAATGCACATCGCTTAGATGCATGGGATGGTGATCATAACGGTGTAAACACTAGCATAGTGTTTGACACTGAAAATCAAACAGTCTATGAAGCTACTGTTTATGACTATAGTTCGACACGTGCTTATCGATTAATCAACCCAACCTATGTCAAAAAGTACAAGAAAGAAGCTAAACGTAGAGGAATCGCCTGGAACAATGCGTGGGACGATGTCGACTACATTGATTTAGATGTCGATGATGATTGGCTAGAAAAAGCTCAAGCGATCATGTCTGGTAACGATTATGATGAGCGAGTACAAGTGCCATTGATCTTAGAAAATGATCAGTTGTTTGAACTAATGAAACTGGCTCACGAACGCGATATAACATTAAACCAACTAGTAGAAGACGTACTAGTAGAAGTAATTAAAGGTGAATCGAATTGAGAATTAAACTAGTCAGCGACTTGCATTTAGAGTTTGCTGACATTCAGATTAAAAATGACAACAACTATGATGTCCTGATTCTGTCAGGTGACATTATGGTTGCTGACCATTTGCACAGAGCCAAACCTGTTCCTACAGCATGGGCTGGAGAAGCATTTGTTGACACTATGAGCTATCGTCAGCAGGCTGCCTTGCGCTATAGAGAGTTTCTAAAGCGTTGCTCATTCCAGTTTCCGCATGTTATCTATGTAGCTGGCAATCATGAGTTCTATGATGGCAAATGGATGCAAACACTAGAAACACTACGTCAAGAATGTGAGCAGTTTAATAACGTTTATTTCTTGGAACGTGAGACCAAGGTTATAGATGATGTGACCTTTATCGGTGCTACACTTTGGACTGACATGAACAAACTAGATCCATTGACCTTGCATGCTGTTCGAGACATGATGAATGATTTCCGTAGTATTCGCAAGGAATTCGAAGGATACACCACGTTAAAACCAGCTGACACTGTCCGGCGCCATCGACAAACACTCGACTATATTAGAACTGTAGTCGAGGGCAAGCATGATGAAAAGTTTGTAGTGGTAGGACATCATAGTCCTAGCTTTGCTAGTGTCAGTGAAATGTACAAAAATGAAACCCTAATGAACGGTGCTTATCATAGTGATCTCAGTGAGTTTATCCTAGATCGCCCACAGATTAAACTATGGACACACGGGCATACGCATTTCCCATTCGACTATATGATTGGTAGTACTCGTGTAGTTTGTAACCCCCGTGGCTATGACGGCTATGAGGATAGTGGATGGAACCCTGAAATTTTATTGGAGATTTAAATGACTGAAGAACAGAAACAAATTACCGTTGGCGAAATGTTGCGCATGACCGGCACTAATACTGCTGAGTTTTTAAAACAAGTTGCTGATCATATTGATGTACTTAATGCTCGCATAGCGGAGTTGGAAGGAAAACTAAATGACAACAATAGTCCGGCACAGTGATACTTGCCAAGTTAAAATGGCGAAAAGTGCCAAACTGACCGAGGCGGTGGTTAGTGGTTTTGAAGATAAGAAAACACTCAATGTTATTATCAACAAGGCTATTAAAATTAGTATGAAGTGGAATGGCCGATGCTACGAAGGTCGTAGTTCAGGTATGGATTTTGAAAGTGCTGGACCCGAAGTATCTTATACACAAACAGGAGGTAGAGGATGAACACAATTATGCAGTGGTATACCCGCAATTATTTAGAAATCACTTGGTTTATTATCGGATGGATGAGCATGTGTCTGCTTGTGGATTTTAGCAAAGGCGATTGGCTTCAATGTTTATTTGATGTATTCCTAATCGCTGTTAACTGGTTTTTTGTGCGCAGATGAAAATTGGCCTAAGCTATAGTCGCTGTGTTCGAGACATCGTTGATGGTGTTGTTGATATCAGCGATGTTCTAGTTATCATTGCTCGCACCAGATTTGATCCGCACGATGACGTCCAATGGGAAGGCATTTGGTTAGGCTATGGCGGTGGTAATCAAAACAATCAACGATCATTACAAGGACTACTCGGCGGTAGTTTTCCAGAATGGGGTAGCTACAGTGTAGAAGACGAAGACCGTTTCCGTTCAGTTAGCATAGAACTTTGGGAAACTGGTAAACTACATCAGCCACGAAATTTTGGCGCAAATCCTAGCCGCCGTCCAGAAATCTGGTTAGAAGCAGTCTTGCCAAATGAAGAGCTTGAAAAAAATCCTGCTGCTAAAAAAGCCTGGGAAAAGTTCCAAACTATTGCAGGTTTATCCAGCGTAGAACTAGACGACAAATACAGATGATTACCCAGGATGAATTTGATGAATTTGTCAAACACTATAATTGGGAAGTAATCCGTAATGCTGACTATCGTGTTGGACAGGCATTTGTAAACTATTTTACAGCTATCAGCAGAGCAGAAGATTTTTCGGTTGACGAAACAACCAAATTGTTTTATAATACTAGCAATGAAGAATGTTGGGCTATACTTAGAAAGTTTGTGAAATGAAATTTTTGCCAGTCGTATTAGTACTGTTGCTAACAGCATGTGGGGACAATCCTCGCGATATCAGCTACGAACAATTAAAACGTTTTCCAAAAGACTGTTCAAAATTAGATGTAAATTTGGCGCAACTAAACACCTTGCAACGATCCAAAAATTTTAAAGAAGATCCAGATGAACTCGAAGAGTCTGATCGGGCTTACAATGCTCTTCTTAAAGAAACCATTTGGTGGTACCGCAGAGAATGTGATATGATATGAAAACAATCTTTTTGGCGAGCTTGTTAGCTAGCCAAATTGCTCTAGCCGATTGTGATGTTCGCAGTGCTAGTACTCTAGCAGGAGAGCATGATGTCGGTCCAGCTATTAATATAGTTAAAGATAAATCTATTTTAGGACAGTGTTTGGTTAGTTTCGACATGACTATAGATGGCAAAACCTATCATCGAGACTATAATCGAGTGGGTTTTGAATATCAAGACATGCTGTGTGATCAAGCGATTGAACGTGGACGTAATAGTTTGCTGGCCGAAGTCGGTGGACGATTCCAAACAGAGTCAATTACGGTATGTACAGATAGCGACTTTAAACCCACTAAACTTAAAATTGGTGATATCATTTTGGAAAGCGAAGTTGGAAAATCCAAAAATCCAAAGTATTGGAAATGGCAGGGTGCTAGATGTCGTATGTTCCAAAATAGATCAACAGTGGATGGTAAGCCGCGTACATACAATGGTGTTATTTGTGAAGCCGATAGTAGTGATACGAATTGGTTAGTAGTTGATCTTTGGTAGGTTGACAATCTTTCCATTTGACCGTATAATATACATATGCTAACAAAGAAAGGTTCTAAATGAAAAACTATGTTCTTAGAGTACGTTTGAATAACGGTAGTTTCACTGACATGTCTTTTCAGGCCATTAGTCTCGGTATTGCTATTAATATTGCCGAGTCGCAATTTGGCAAGGGATCTTTTTTAGGTATGATTAGCGAAAGAAGTATTTAATTTTTAACACACAGAGGTAGATTATGAAGGCATTTATTTTAGGCACAGTTTTTGGACTTATCCTTGCCACAGTTGGATTCAGCGGCATTGCTAAGATGTTAGACAAAGGTGTTGACACTGTTAAAACACAGAGTCAGGAATTAGCAAAATGAACCAAAACTACTTAGTAAAAAATATCTTGTGGACTATTATCATAGTAATGATGCTAGCGATAGTTCTGTGTACAAGTGGCTGCGGTACTGTTGCTGGTTTTGGCAACGACATTTCGGGTGCCGCTAACTGGACCAAAGAGAAGATGACTGGAGATTCTAAATGAAAAAGTCTTTAATACTATTACCGATCGTAGCCGCTTTGGCTGCCTGCGGTACTACTGACCCCTATCAAAAACGTGCAGACAACGAACGTGCTTACAAAGAACGCCAAGTTGAACGTGCAATTGATCAAGCACCTAAATGGATGACAGTTACTCCGATTAGTAATTCAGCAGTATACGCTGCCGGTACAAGTGCTAGCGGAGACTACTCAATGGCACTACACAAGGCCAAGGCAGATGCATATGGTAAAATCTGTATGACTGCAGGTGGTACTGCTAGTCAGCGTACTAAGATTTACAAAGCAGATACACAAGATGCTAGCAGTGAAGTAAGCGAATTGATCTTGCGTACTAGTTGTAAAGAAGTTGACTTAACTGGTGTTGAAACTACTGAAAAGAAAATTGTAGCTGACGGTAATCGATTCCGTGCTTATGTATTAGTAGCTCTACCAACAGGTGATGCTAATATTTTGAAAAAGGCTAAAGACCAAGCCAAGTTAAACGAGATTACTGCTAGACGTGCTCCAGAAGCATTTAAAGAACTAGACAATTAAATGAAGTTTTTCGAACCGCTTCGGGATGATTTAATGGTTCAGCAACAGATTAATAATCCTTGGGAACACATGGTCGGAGTTATCATGCTTAACCAGACCAGTCGCAAACCTGTTAAGATGACCTTACCAGAGTTCTTGTATTGGTTTCCTACTCCACAATCATTGCTCAACGCAGACGAAGATTTTGTTAAAACAATTCTAGCACCATTAGGAATGATGAATGTCCGATATCAACGACTAATACGTATGACCAAGGACTATTTGACCTGGGACGGTGAAGATGCTACAATGTTGTATGGCATTGGAAAATATGGCAGTGATAGTTATGAAATATTTTTCAAGCAGAATTACACAGTAGATCCTACTGATAAAGAATTAAAGAGATATTTAAAAGAGGAAATAGGATGCCAAATTTAGTACCAATGGTAATCGAGCAAGAGGCTCGAGGTGAACGCAGTTATGATATTTACAGTCGTTTATTAAAAGACCGTATTGTCATGCTGGACACAGATGTAAACGAGCATTCTGCTAGTTTGCTAGTAGCACAGTTGTTATTTTTGGAAAGTCAAGGCAATGAAGATATTACTTTCTTTATTAATAGTCCAGGCGGCGTTGTTACTGCTGGTATGGCCATTTACGATACAATGCAATTCATTAAACCAGATGTGGCCACAGTCGTTATGGGACAAGCGTGTAGTATGGGTAGTTTGCTGGCTACTGCTGGTGCTCCCGGCAAGCGTAAAATGCTTCCAAATGCTCGCCATATGATACATCAACCTAGCGGTGGTGCAGGCGGACAAGCTACAGACATGGAAATTCAAGTAAAGGAAATCCTAAAGATGAAGCAAAATCTTACCCAAATTTATGTTAACCATAATAGCAAGGGCAAGACTTTCGAAGAGTTTTTAGCGGCTATGGAACGTGACAATTTCATGAGTGCGCAAGAGGCTCTAGAATACGGTTTGATTGACGAAATTATCACAAAACGTCCGTAATATGCGTATTTAATTGGAACCCGTAGTACACTATAAATAGCTATGTCTAGGAGTGTACTATGGCCCAACTACCATTTGATTGGTCTGAACTTACTCGGAGTAATTTGTACTCTATATTCTATTCGCTTAACAGCGAAATAGTGGGTAAAGAATTGAGTCCTAGCCAAATACAAAAACGCATTAATAAACATATCAAAAAATATTTGCCTATTAAGTTGAAGAAGTGTATACATGCTCCTACAACCAAAGGATACGTGTTTATGGGTGGTGTTTATTACAGTGATTTAGACAAAAAATCAAAACCTGCAATTGAAGTTAATTTTAACTACAATCCAACCGATCTTAAATTAAAACTAACCAATCATAAATTTAAGCGTTTAGCCAGCAGATTTGCTGATACTGTGATGCATGAAATGATTCATATGCGTCAATTCCGTAGCCGTAATTTCAAAATGATTCCTGGATATCAAAGCACAGCAGAATTAGCTAAAGAACGTAAAGAGCAGGAATACTATGGCGACACTGACGAAATGGGTGCATTTGCCTTTAATACTGCCTGTGAGCTAATTGATCGTTTTGGCTATGACCCGAATGCAATTGGCAAATATCTAGATTCAAATCGTGCCAAAAGACACAAAAATTCCTGGTGGTATCACTACTTAAAAACATTTAATTGGAACCACGATCATAGGATTATTCGTAGAATGAAGAATTTGATCATGCGCCAATTGGAAAATGCTTATTTTGACGGAAAACCGTTCAAAACAACAAATCACTTGACATACTAACTGCTAGATAGTATAATAACTATATTAGTTATTAGAAAGGTCTAGAATGAGCGATCCCTGCCAGTATGTTATTTCAACCCTAGAAGATCACCCTTCACGTCTTAACAAAGAAGCAATTTTGGCTGTACAAGCTGAAGCAAATAATACTGAATTATTTGCAGGTATGCGATTGGCCTTTGATCCTATGATTACATTTGGTATTAAACAAGTTAAGGAAAAAACAGATGAAGATGGTCCTGGTCTTAGTTGGGATGAGTTTACTCGGCTACTTTCTGGCTTTATTGATCGTACAACAACCGGTAATGCTGCTCGTGATACCCTGGATCAAATGATGACACAGTCCACTAAATCACAGTGGAATGGATGGTACCGTAGAATTTTAATTAAAGATCTACGGTGTGGTGTTAGTGAAAAAACTGTAAACAAAGTAGTGGAGAAAAAATATCCGCATTTCTCTATTCCAGTATTTGGTTGTCAACTTGCCCACGACAGTGCAAATCATGAAACTAAAGTCACCGGCAAAAAACTTATCGAAGTCAAACTTGACGGTGTGCGTGTTATTACAATCGTTCGTGCTGATGGTCGTGTGGACATGTTTAGTCGTAATGGTAAGGAACTGGTAAACTTTCCGCACATTGCAGAACAGATCAGTCAAGTAGTTAAGCAAAAAGGTTCTAGCAAGAGCATGGACATTGTCTTAGACGGTGAAATTATGTCTAGTAGTTTTCAGGACTTGATGAAACAAGTACACCGCAAAGACAATGTTGAAGCAAGCGATGCCGTGCTAAACTTATTCGATGCTATTCCTCTAGCAGATTTTGAGAAAGGTGTCTATAATAAAAGTCAGCGTGTGCGCAGTAGCATGGTTAGTTTTTGGGTTGAACAAAATAAAGATCTTCTACCTAACGTGACTGCATTAACCAATGAAGAAGTTGATCTAGATACACCAGAAGGTCAGAAGCGTTTTAAAGAAATTAATGCACTAGCAGTTGCTGGCGGTTATGAAGGTATCATGATTAAGGATCCGGAGGCAGGATATGAATGTAAGAGATCAGTTGCGTGGCTTAAACTTAAACCGTTTATTGAAGTTTCCCTTAGCGTGGTGGCTGTCGAGGAAGGCACTGGACGCAATGAAGGTCGTCTTGGAGCCTTTGTATGCAGTGGTAATGATGACGGAAAGGATATTGTCGTCAATGTCGGAAGCGGGTTTACTGATGATAACCGTACTGCTTATTGGAGCTCACGTGATGCGCTACTTGGCAATATTGTGGAAGTAAGAGCAGACGCTATTACACAAAATCAAGATGGAACATACAGCCTACGCTTTCCACGCTTTAAAGGATTTAGAGGATTTGAAATTGGAGAGAAATTATAATGACTAATGCATTTCGCGATCAAGAAAAGTTCATGCGAGCTTGCGATCAAACAGTAGGCAACGATCCTCAACAGTATCTTATGTATGTTGGACTAATTGAAGAAGAATCAAAAGAGTTTGGGCAAGCATTATTAGCCAATGATCGTGTAGAGCAATTAGATGCACTTATTGATATCTTAGTTGTTACTATTGGTGCTATACATTCAGGCGGTTTTGATGCAGAAGGTGCATGGAAAGAAGTTATGCGTACCAACTTTGCCAAAATTGACAGTGAAACGGGTAAAGTACGTAAACGTGAAGATGGTAAAGTTTTGAAACCAGTAGGTTGGACACCGCCGCAATTAGCGCAATTTATCAAGGAATAGTATGGCACAGCATACAAATTATTGGACATGTAGCAAGTTTGCGGACTGGATTCGCGGCACTGATAAACCTGTATCTGCTACTATGGAAGATTGGGACGAATGGAATACTAGTGCTCGTAAGGCACATCCTGTTCGTTATTGGGTAGCTGATGATGGTCTTGACTATCTTCAGGATTTTGTTACATGGCCTATAAGGAAAATTTATGATCTTAAATATTACATTAACAACCGCTGGGTTAGTCGCACTAATGCCCTGGTGGCTCATCCTCGTGATATTGCTCCCGGTAGTTGGCGTGACGTTGGTGATCGCTTTTTGCCTTGCCTGTTTAATTCCTTGGTCGATTTTGTCGAGATTGAACTAGCATGGATGCAAGTAGCATGGAGTGATGAATCAAAAGAAAGATATAAAGCACCATTTTGGTCAAGCGGATGGTTCCGTTGGCGTACATGGCGAAATAAACGTGCTGGATTAGATAACTTAGGTTGGCAGATGAATCTAACTTGGGGTGATGACGAGTTATTAGATAAAGACGACCCACGCTATGGCAAACCCACTAGTCAAGCTATAAAGGCTAGAGAGATTTATGAACTATACTTTTGGTGGACTGTAATTCGTCCCGGACGATCTGATCCATATGAAGCTAGTGGTTGGACTGCTGTATGTGAAAAGGCCCGTGAAATGAATGGCGGTAAACTCACCTTTCGTACTCCGCCCGAGCTTAAGAAGGAACATGATCGTGCGCACAAGGCTCTTACCAAAATGGAAGCAGCCTATGAAAAAGAAGATGAAGAAATGTTGATTCGTCTTATTAAAGTGCGGCACGGGCTATGGACATAGAAATTCGAAAACGGGGCACTAAGTGGGTGGCTGAAGTTTGGTCCGATAATGAACATCCTGGACCAAACTTCACTATACTTAAAGAACCCGATTCTGAGCAAAAATACCAAGAAATCAATCGATGGTGTGTTGACACGCTTAAATACCATGCTCGCACAGCCTATCACGTGTTTGAGTTTAAACGACAAGAGGATTTGGAATGGTTTCTCCTAAGGTGGTCTTAGAAAGATTGTATCGCAAGTACAAAAGAAAATATATTAAACAAGTAAACTCAATGACTAAGAATACCTTATGTGCAGTACCATGGATGCATTTAAATTTTGAACCAAATGGTAAAGTAGTTCCATGCTGTTTGACCAGTCATCATAACTATTTTGCCGGTGATCTCAATACTCAGAATATTGAAGAAATTTGGAATAGTCAAAACATGAAAGATCTTCGCAAGCAGTTTCTTGCGGGAGAAGAACCTAAGATATGTGCAACTTGTTTTGATCGAGAAAAGATCACCGGCGAAAGCGGCCGCTATTATCAAAATAAAGAATTTCCCAATGTTATAAAGATTATTCCCGAGATTACAGAACCAGACGGTACCTGTAAGACTATGGAATTAAAGTATTGGGATTTCCGTTTCAGTAACTTATGCAACTATAAATGTCGGTCATGTGGTCCACGATATAGTTCTGCTTGGGTGCCTGATTACAAAAAATTAGGTTGGGCTGATCAAGAAAAGGTCTGGAGTATTGAAAGCGTAGAAGACAAGACCAATTACGACTTTTTGAAAGATCAAGTTAAACATGTACAAAAGGTCTACTTTGCAGGTGGCGAACCGTTGCTCATGCCCGAACACTGGCAAACACTAGATCTTCTAGTGGAAAATAAACGCTTTGATGTTAAGATTAGTTATAATACCAATGCATCAAGTTGGACCTACGGCAAGAAAAATGCTCTAGATTATTGGCGTCAGTGGGAACCTTGGAAGATTGAAGTTTGGCCAAGTCTTGATGAAATCGGAGAACGTGCAGAGTTAATTCGTTCGGGTACAGTATGGAAGAATGTCGAAGCAAATTTAAAAGAATTGATTACATTAGATAATATTACAGTACGCCCGGGAATGACTATCGGTGCATGGAATGTACGCAGATTACCAGTTATTATTGATTATCTAGTCGATATTGGTGTAGTTAGTGCCAAACATAAGTATCAAAATTTCTTTATTAATTTATTACAACATCCTGCACACTATCACGTATCAATTCTGCCCGACGACTATAGACAGGAAACGATTGCTGAACTAAGAGCATGGATTGATCAACATAATAAGAAATATAATACCACAGTCGATCATGCGTTTACACACATTATCCACGAACTTGAACAGCCATTTAATCTACAGGCTGCTAAAAAGTTCTTATGGAACACTGAAAAAGTAGACGGAGTACGCAATGAGGATTTGTTTGCAGTTATTCCTGAGATGCTAGTAGTTAAAGAAGCTGTAGAAAATGCAAAATAAGATTATACGTATTGAACAAAATGATGTATCGTTAATGCACTTAACATGGGTGATTAATAACATCTGCACCAATGCATGTTCATACTGCCCATCACACTTACATAACGGTACTAATCATAACTATGATTGGGATAATGCCAGAAAATTTTTTGAAATATTATTTCAAAAATATCCAAAGATACATTGTAGTGTTAGCGGTGGAGAACCTAGTGTTAGTCCGTTTTTTCGAGAAATTGTTAAGATATTTTACGATGCTGGACATACGATTGGAGCAACCAGTAACGCTGCCAAGCCAGTCAGTTACTGGGAAGAAATTTCACCACATACAAATTATCTATGTTTTTCTTATCATCCAGAATTTCCAGATAAGGATTTTGTTAAAAAAGTCAGTGCTGCAGGAGAATATACATATGTTACTGTTAGAGTTATGATGTACCCTAGCTTGTGGCAGCATAGTTTAGACATTTATAATCAACTAATAGATATTCCTCATATTTTTGTAGAACCAGTTAGGATCGTAGATTGGGGAGGCGAAGATAAATCTGCTAGCACGTACACTGATGAGCAGTTACAGTTCTTTATCGATAATACTCGAATTCCTAAAACTCTGTTACATTTAACAAAGAAAAAACACGCTAGTATTGGAGCAAAGTTTTATTTTAATGATGGAACTACAGATATTAATCCAAATACTGTTGATTATATTAATGCAGGGATGACTAACTTTAATGGTTATTTGTGCGATGCAGGATTAAAAAGTTTGTTTATTGATTATTTAGGAAATATATATTTGGCTAATTGCATGATAGGGGACCCGATTGGTAATATCAATGACCCTAATAATATTAGCTGGCCCACTCAATCAATAATTTGTACTAAATCATTATGTCATTGCTCTAGCGATGTAGACATTAATAAGAGAATACTATGAAAATAGCACAATTTAAATTTGAATTAGAAGACGGGTCTCCGTTAGTATTAACTTATAATTTACAAAATAATAGCCTGACACCCAAATGGATTGAATGCGTTAATCAACGCAAGAAAGAATCCAAGAAACCTTCAAAAATAGAAACTATCTTTAAAGGTTCTAAATTTCCAAAGGATCCATTAGAATTAAAAATTACAAACAAAACAATTGATGATCTAGAAGGGTTAATGCTTAAACTTAATAGTATAGTTAATCAAATTAATAATTATTATGACGAGACTCTTCCTCTGTTTAATACTACAAAAGAAATAGACCATACAATTTTAAATTATTTACATGAGCAATTTGAAAGATACGGAGCTCGACACAGCGAAATAGAAGCTGCTGGCAACTATCAGACACACTTTAATACAGTGGGCGGTAATCCTGATCGATATCCAGGAAATTCTTTTAAGATAGAATTTCATCAACTATGGTTAGATCTTAACCAATGGATTCATATCACAGAATCAGCGATGATTGATGAGGGGTATCCTAATTTTAGTTGTTTGATTCA